GCCGTCCAAGATTAGTCGGCTAACCGCAAAACAGAAAGCCCTCCTCCCTGAGTGGAAAAAACGCTGGATAGAGATCGGCTTAAGAACCGGGCCAGCCGATCACGAGCGGTGGGAGCGCGGCGCCCGCCAGTGTTACAAAACAGCGAAATTTAAATGGCCTGGCAACCCAATTTGGGTTTCGTCTCCACTCGTTGGCGCGATTGCCGCGTCAATTAGTCGTGCTATTATTAAGTCTTATCAAAAGAAGAGCTTACGAGTTAGTAGCACGAAGATACAATCGACAATCGGCTCGGCAGTCAACTCGGAAGTCCTCTCGGCAGTCGACTCGGCAGTCGACTCGGCAATTGACTCGGCAGTCTACTCGGCAGTCAGCTCGGAAGTCAACTCGGCAGTCAGCTCGGCAGTCAACTCGGCAGCCCGCTCGGCAGTCGGCTCGGAAGTCCTCTTGGCAGTCGACTCGGCAGTCGACTCGGCAGTCGACTCGGCAATTGACTCAGCAGTCCGCTTAGCAGTTCGCTCAGCAGTCAACTCGGCAGTCAACTCGGCAGTCGATTCGGCAGTCGATTCGGAAGTCCGCTCGGCAGTCGACTCGGCAATCTACTCGGCAGTCAACTCGGCAGTCGGCTTGGCAGTCGACTCGACAGTCGACTCAGCAGTCGACTCGGAAGTCCGCTCGGCAGTCGACTTGGAAGTCCTCTTGGCAGTCGACTCGGCAGTCAACTCGGCAGTCTACTCGATAATCGGCTCGGCAGTCAACCCGAAATCTTTTAAGTTAGATTGGCATTTTTGGTTAGGGGGTCAATTTTGGGCGTCTTGGGCCGCCTGGGTTAATTTTTTCCTCGACGCTTGTGATCTTACATTAGATCCAGAGCTTCTACTCCAGGCGCGAGCTTACGAAGATACCGTTTGTTCAGCGGGCTACTGGTGGTCAAATGTAAACTTCGTCATGGTTTCAGAGCACCCGACAACCATTCTACGTAATTCGCGCGGACAGCTTCATGCAGACGGGAGAAAGGCGATAGAATGGCCAGACGGGTGGGGACTCTATATGTTAAATGGGGTCCAAGTGCCGCGCTTCATAGTTGAAACTCCCGCCGAAAAAATCGACTCGTCGATAATCCTCCGGGAAAAAAACGCAGAAGTCAGGCGAGAAATCGTCCGTAAAGTGGGGATAGAGCGCGTTTGTTCCCAGCTTAAAGCTCAGGTATTGGACCGCCGGGGCGACTACGAGCTGCTTACCCTCGATTTGAGTGACGGGCGGCGCCGCCCCTATCTGAAAATGGTAAACCCCTCGACGGGTACGTATCATGTCGAAGGTGTCCCTCAAGAATGCAACACCGTGGAAAAGGCGAACAACTGGCGGACCGGGTCTACGGAGCCCCCAGAAGTACTAACATGAACTTCCAATTGATCCCGGGCCTGAGGTTGTTGCAGCATGAGGATGGCCTTTCGATCGCGACGTGCATTCGGGCTGGGCTACGCCGGGACCACTTATTTTTCGTCGGTCAGGATCTCCTGGGGATTTATTACGAGCGCCGAACGCCGAGGGCGGCACAGGCGGCCAGGAAGTGGTGGGCGAGACAAGTGGTCAGGGTCGGAGGCACGTTATCAGCTCCTCTGACGTTGGATGGGGATTACGACGGGATCGTCTTATTTCACCCAGACGAGAGGCGCGTACCATCGGCATTCCTGAAGACGGTTAGGAACCCGGCCGGAAAGGGCGGCTACAGTGGTTCCAAGCCGAGTTTCAGGCCCAAGAACGAGGGTCCATCGACATGATCGATAAGGAATGTCAAGACACGGAGTATTACACGCCTGAGCGGGTGCTGGAGCCGGTACGTGCCTATTTCGGCGGTCAGATCGATATAGATCCCGCCTCTCTCGCACATAATCCTACTAGAGCTGCGATTTTCTGGACGAAGGAAAACAGCGGCCTGGAGAAGGACTGGCAGATACCCTGCGCCGCGCGGATATTTGTCAATCCGCCCTATGGTCGGGAGTTACGGGCGTGGCTCGACAAGATTCGGGTCGAGACTGCCCGGGGTGCCCACGTTATCGCCCTCCTACCTGGCCAACGGTTCGAGCAGGCATATTTCCAGAGCTGCATATTCACTCCGGCCCTGACCTCGATCTGCTTCGTGCTGAGGAGAATCCGGTTCCTTGGGCCAGATGGGATGCCGCGGGGATCGAATCCGTACGGATCGATGCTATATCTCTTTAATGGGAACCATGATAGGTTCAAGCAGCACCTCTCGATGTTGGGGTACTGTATAAGGAATTCGACATAACCATGATCGAATCCTTGATCGGTGTCACCTATATGCGGGCGCCGCTCCACAGATATACATTCTCTGTAGCTCCGATCAGGAAGTGGGTGGAGAGCCGGTGCCGTGGCCGCGTGTTGAACCTGTTCGCCGGGCCGACGAGGCTCGATCTCGATGAACTCCGAGTGGATTCCAACCCTGACGTAGAGCCCAACGTCATCCTGGACGCATGCGACTTCGTCCAAGGTTGTGGGGAGAAGTTCGACACAGCGATCCTTGATCCTCCCTACTCGTACCGAAAATCGATGGAGATGTACGAGGGGCACTGGGCGTCGAGCTTCCGGATCGTCAAGGACCACCTCCCCTCTGTCCTGAGTCCGGTCGGCAGAGTCATAACCTTCGGCTATCATAGTGTCTCAATGGGCAGGGCACGTGGCTTCCAGCAGGTGGAGATCCTTTTGATCTCACACGGAGGGGCCATTCACGACACGATCGCGGTCGTGGAAGACAAGGTCTCAACCCTGACGTAGAGCTCAACAGTTTTTGTCAGTTTTTACCACACTTTGTCTACCACTTTGTGTCAGTTAGACGAGTGCGTTAAGGCGCCCGCACGAGTTACGATCGGGCACGGTATATGCTTCCTTTGTATGGATGAGAGACGTGGGGAGGTGAAGGAAAGGAGAAGCCAATGAGTATTCTATACAAAGAGGAAGCAACCATACTGCTCTTTGCAGCTCGCCACGGTCGGACCTGGAAGAACGATCTCAGGCTTTGTTGGATGAAGGCGGACTACCCTGGTGACGCCGACTTAACCATGAGCCTTCAGTCTCTTCGGAATGCGGCCTCTTTCGGGACGAAGGGGCTCGAAGCGTACAGGCTTCCTCGGCGTCCAGTAATGTGAGATCATGGTTGTAATGGAAGGAACGTGGGGAGGGGGGTCATAAGAAGGGATAGAAGTAAAGGTCAGAAGAAAGGAAGAAGATGGATAAGAGGAGGACAAGCTCCGCTGGTGGAGAAGGTAGATAAAGATGCCTTGGATTAAAACCATTTGCCCACGCGGTCATAAAGGACAAAGGTATTGCGATAAACCCTGGATCCGTGGAGATGATTCTCGTATCAAGAAGACAGACGATTGCTCTATCTGTTTCTGGGATGAATGGTTTGCCACCGAGCCCGCCAAGAGGCGTTACGGCCCACCTATAATTGTGAGATCGCCGTAGACCGCGCCGGTTTTTGTCGGTTTTTACTATTATTTGTCTACCATTTCGTGTAAGTCAGGCCAGCACGTTAAGCGCCCGCACGAGTTACGATCGGGCACGGTATCTGCTTCCTTTGTATGTGGCGCGGAGCGAAGAAAGGAGTAACATGAAGAGAATGAGGGCTATGAGGGCCGGGCATTTCTATCTCCTGCAGGAAAAATTATCTGGCCGGTGGTTCCTTTACTTCTTCCGTGACGGGAAGCGCATTGTCCAGGGGCTCCCGGACGGGTACGAGACAGAAAAGGAAGCTCGCGACAATGCTGCAAGGTACTCTTCTCCGTAGTACAGCTCTTAAGCTTTCCCCCTCGCTTCTACTGAGGTGAGGGAAAGAGCTTAAAAAGCCCAGCAAGATGGTACCGTTGTAATGAAAGGAACGTGGGGAGGGGGAAGAAAAGGAAGAAGCAATGACCATTGCCGAACTGATCACAATCCTGGAGACATTCCCACAGGAAAGGATGATCCTGCAAACAAGCGAGGAGAACACATTGTGCCATGTGCGCGGGGCTTTCATGACCTTTGTAAAGGACTCGTGCATCCCAGGCAATTTTTTTATGATAGACGCACGAAGCCCTGGGGCCGTTCCTGCTGTGGTCTTGCGCGACTAACAGACCTAGGTCGGTCTTACAAAGGTATCCCCTAAAATTTCTCTTGACTTCTTCTTCTCTATTCTCTTAAGATACTGGATTGATGAGGGAGAACATCTCTGATATTACTCCCGAGGTACGCCAGGCGTATCTCCGGGAGGTAGCCGCTACTGGGCTTCTCTGCCGATCGGCCTTTAGGCTGGACTTCTGGACTGGGCCCTTCAAGGATCTTAGGAAAAAGGATCCTGAGTTCGATACCCAGGTTAAGGAAGCCCTCGCCCTCTACGGGGAGCTGCTCGAGGCCGAGGCTCATCGGAGGGGGGTGGACGGATGGGAGGAGCCGGTCTTTTTCCACGGCGCCGAGTGTGGTAGGATCAAGAAGCACGACGGGCGCCTCCTCGAGCTGAAGCTCAAACGGTTCGTGCCCGAGTACCGGGAGCGGGTGAGTGTGGACGCAGCCCTTACCGGCGGGGTGCTGATCGTCAACCGACCGGCCGCGAGCGCTGAGGAATGGGTGCAGAGGGCAGCGGAGAAATCTTGATTCTAAGGAGGGAAGGAACATGCCTATAGCAGCTACCGACCTGATCGCTTACGAGGCGCTCAATAGGCCAGATGACGATGTGACCCTGACGGGTGGTGGGATCGATATTGATCACCGCACGGTTTTCACCCAGATGACTGCTAACTCGAATCTTGAGGTTGTAAGCTCTAACGCAGGCGACACGACCCAGAGTTTCACTGTCAAGGGCCGGAATGCGGCTGGCGTGATCGTGACTGGCACAGGGACCCTTAACGGGACGACTGCGGTCGCGGTTCCGAATGGTCCCTACGAGAGGATACTCAGATTCTTTATCGGTGCCGATGCGACTGGGACCGTGACGCTCCGGAACACGGCGGCCGGTACGACCTGGGGGACGGTCCCGCCGGCGGAACGTGGCTTTCACAGCGCATTTTATGATTCGGCCAGCGAGGCCGCGATCGCGATCCGCTTCCACAAGGTCCATTGGAGAAATTCGCACGCAACTCTTACGGGAACCAACGCGAAGGTGAGACTCTCTGCTGATCCAGACGCTCGGATCCGTCAAGCCATAGAGACGGCAAAAGGTGATACGACCACGATCGCGAACCGGAAGACTACCCCCGCGGGTGTTACGTTCGTGGATGACAACGTGGACCAGACCGTGCCGACTGGAAATCTCGCGGCAGGAGAGAATATCGGCGTCTGGTATGAGCAGAATCTTCCGGCGAGCGATACAGTTCATCGAACGACTTACACGAGCCAGCTAACCGTCACTACCGTCTGATGAATCGGATAATCTATAATTGCAGGGGACGTCGGCAGCTTACCAATGACGATTCGCAGGTACTTTATACCAACGAACGCCTTGGCTGTGGGGAGGACGTGACACCGGTGATTGAGGCCGTGATGGCTGATGGCCAGGATCATGAGATCCAGTGTCCGAAGTGTAGTATGCGGATCAGTGTCAAGAAGATACCTATAGGAGGATGATGTGGCCGGACCAGTAGCGACGTTCGTTCAGCTCCCGACCGATGCAGGAAATACCGGGAAAAAGGTCCGCACCCAGAGTCTTGTAGTTGGGCCGGACACGGTCCACCACCACTTCTTCGTACCGACGAGCGTAAGGAAGGTCGTCGGGATGTACTACTTCAACAGCGGTATTCTGACCGGCCACACGACCGCCCACAACGGTACCGGGACGGCGTACTTTTGGCTCGAGATGCCGACTGGGCAATCCATCCGCGCTCGCCTACGTAGGATGAGAGTCATCTTGAATAATGGGGCGTCTATAGGGGCTGATGTGACGACCATCTCCAGGTACGCATTGGCTCGTTTCACCTTCACCGGGGCGGCGTCCGGAGCCACGATAACGCCCGCCAAAAGGCACCTGACGAGCGATGCCGCGAACGTGGCGAATATACGTACGGCCAGTACCGGCATGACGATCACCTTGGGGGCCATCGCGTGGAGTACGATCAACCCCGCCATTGAGTTCACTACGTCTGGGATCTTTGGGATTGCCACTGAGTACGTATGGGATCCGGTCGTCGAGGACGAGTACCTGGATATTGGTTCCGGCGAGGGCCTGCTCTTTTATGGCCCTGACGCGGGCGTCGCCCAGTGGCGGCTCAGCTTCAACGGCGTCTGGGACGAGTATGATAATGCATAGAGAGGAGGAGACATGTGGTACGTGCAGATCACTGGCCGTCTCTCGAGTCTCGGGACGGTGCTCGCCGATCCGCTTGCGCCTAGATACGTATCCCGGCCCGACCTGTCGAAATATGACTTTCGTCCTCCTACCTCCACCGCGCGACAGAGTCAAGGAGGTCATAGATGCCCTGATGTCGAGCATGAATGGTGCCGACATGATAAAGTCACAGGTGGTGGATAAATTCGGGGCATGGCGGAACGGGCCGTGACATGGGTGACTGGCCGGCTACTCTTGGACATGGGAAGATTGTGCAATATGGGATAAGTCCCTCTAATTCTTTAGGTACCTCGACGACCAGCGGCACGGCGAACGCCAAGAGTCCGTGGACGCAGCTCACGCCGTTGTCGAGTATCAGCGCCCACGGGTTCTTCCTCCAAATACTCTCCCAGGGTTTAAACGACAACTTAGTCGATGTTGGGATCGGCGAGAGCGGCGCGGTTAAGGTCATCGTCTCTAATGTCCTTTATACTTGTGGCAGCATCGCCGACCAGCTCTTCTTCTATGCCCCTGTCTCTATAGCGGCTAATAGTAAGGTATGGGCGCGCCACCAGAGTACCGGGAGCTCGGGGGATACCATCTACGTGAGCGCGCTCCTGTGCGCCCATGGGTTTCTTGGGCTGCGTCCGGTGTCTAAGTTCGTGACCTTTGGTGCCATGACGAGCGACAGCGGAGGAACTGAGGTGGACCCGGGTGGGACCGCGAACACGAAGGGAGCCTGGACCGAAATCGTCGCCTCTATTGCGATTAAGGTCCGCATGCTCTATGTCGCTATCGGGAACCGCGATCTCGCCACCAGGGCCACAATGAGCTTGTTCATTGATATTGGGATCGGGGCCTCGGGAGCCGAGAAGGTGCTCATGTCAAACCTCTATTGTTTGTCCGAGGACGGAGGTGACACGTGGACGCCACAGATGTTCGGCCCATTCTTCACGCAGGTCCCATCTGGAACCAGGCTGTCTGCCAGGGCCCAGTGCAGCTCCGCCACCATCAACGAGCGGCTATTCGATGTGGTCTTGTACGGAGCTCCGTAGGTCATGGGCGATTGGCCTATCGCGATTGGTACGAGCGAGCTGCTGGATCAGGGTTTAAATACTGCGAGTACCACCCTGACCTCTGTGACCAGCAGTGCCACGCCGAACGCCATGGGCTCCTGGACCCAGATCGTCGCGTCCTCGCCGATCGACGCCCAGATGGTCCACGTCATGCTGTCGGTCGACGACTCTACCCGGGATAGTCTCATGGATCTCGGGATCGGGGCGGTCGGGGCCGAGAAGATCGTTTTTCCCAAGATGCTCCTCACTAATTCCAATAACGATCGTATGGCGTGGTCTTTCCTGATGCCTGTCCCTGTTAAGGCCGGGATCCGGATAGTCGCCAGGGTACAGACCTCGTCCATATCTCTAGTAAGGAGGATCGGCCTCCACTTAATGGGTAGGAGCTTTCTTGGGTTCAGCGCCATGGGTCGCGTCCTCGCATGGGGAGCTGACATATTGACGAGCAGCGGGACCCTGGTCGATCCCGGTACCGTCGCGAATACCTTCGGCGCCTGGTCCGAGCTAGTCTCTTCTACGATTAACAAAGTGAGGGCGCTTTACGTCATGGTCGGGAATAATAATCTCTCGGTTCGCGGGACGTGCGCGGCGCACCTTCAGATAGGAATAGGGGCGGCAGGATCGGAAAAGGTGCTGATCCCGCAGATGCAGCTTAGGAGTCAGACTGCGACTGATCTCTGGACCCCGCGCGTCTTCGGACCGTTTTTCGCACAGGTCCCTGCGGGCGTCCGGATCTCGGCCAAGGCCCAGTGCAGTATCACGACCGCCACTGAGCGTCTGATACCTGTGGTAGTATACGGAGTGGATTGAAGCTATGCCAAGCCTAGAAGCGAGCGGAACCCAGGCGGCCACGGTAGGCGTCGAGCATCTCCTAGCTACGGTGACGAGTAACAAGACCCTCGTCTTCATGGTCGACGCTAATGCAATGACGAACGGTAACTCGACGGACGCCGCAGATGAACTGGAGCTTAAGATCGAGACTTCGGTCTTATCTGCCGGAGCGTCGAGAGTCGCGTACCTTGCATCGTTCTTCGGGGCCCAAGCGGAACCGATCCTGATATCGGTCCCAGTACCCTCCGACATACAGTCGATCTTCAGGCTGAAGCAGACGGCCGGCGTGGATAGATCCTTCCCGTGGAAAGTACTGGGATTGTGACGTGTCCGTCGCCCTCAGACACACAGCGGAGTACATTCCGCTCTTTAAGTGGCTTCTCCATGATTCCGTTCCGCCGTTCGCTGGATTCGAGTCGTCCCCGGCAGAGAACGGATGGGCGATGCATGATTCCGTCCCTCCGTTCCAGAGTTTTGAGCCGGCCCCCGCGGCCGACACCTGGATACTTCACGATTCGATCCCACCGTTCCGGGATTTTATTCCGGAGATCCCCGTCACTCGCTTTCTCGTCCACCCGTGGGAGGCCCTACGAGGTATTCTGCGCGACAGGACTCAACCCTGGGAGTCTTTTGGCACACAGAGTCAGGTCGCTGAACAGTTCTGGGAGGCGATGGCGAGAATCCAGAAGACCGATCAGCAGTTCTGGGAATCGCTCCTCGGTGTGCGCCCGACCGCGGCTCAGCCTTGGGAGGCGCTTTCCGGAATCCGCCCGACCGCGGCTCAGCCTTGGGAGGCGCTTTCCGGAATCCGCCCGACCGCGGCTCAGCCTTGGGAGGCGCTTTCCGGAATCCGCCCGACCGCGGCTCAGCCTTGGGAGGCGATGGCGAGAATCCAGAAGACCGATCAGCAGTTCTGGGAATCGCTCCTCGGCCTTCGACCAGTTGCGGTTCAGCCCTGGGAGGCCTTGTCGTCTATTGCGAGTGGAGTGTCTCAGCCATGGGAAGCTATGGCTCTCATCTCGAGAGCGGCCGTGCAGCCCTGGGAGGCTATGGCACTCATCGCACGCATCGCGATGCAGCCGTGGGAGAGCCTACTAGGCCTCGCGCGGACGGCGGCGCAGCCGTGGGAATCGCTTCAGGGTATACGGCCAATTGTCTCACAGCCCTGGGAGGCGATGGCCATCATCACTCCTCTCGCAGCCCAGCCATGGGCCTCCGGGAGGACTCAACAGGCATCGGCCGGTCAGCCATGGGAGAGCCTGGTCCAGCTCGCTCGAATGGCCGCACAACCCTGGGAATCGCTAGCGACCGCGCTCCGGATCGCTGGACAGCCCTGGGAAGCACTCCTCGGTCTTCGCCCTCTCGCCCAGCAGCCGTGGGAGGCTGGCGGTACACAGCAGAACGCGGCGATTCAGTCCTGGGAGGCGATGGCCCTACGTCAGGTCTCCGCCGGGCAGACGTGGGAGTCCATCCGGAGCGTGCTCCGAACCGCGGGCCAGTCATGGGAGAGCCTTGTTGCCCTGACCCGGACCCAGAATCAGTTCTGGGAATCTCTGATAGGTCTATCGGCGTTTGCCCAGCAGCCATGGGCATCCACCGGGGTGATTGTGGTCACGGCTGCTCAGCCGTGGGAATCGAGGGTTCTTCTGGTCGTCTCAACGGCCCAGCCCTGGGAGGCTCTGGTTGGCATATCTCGTCAGGCCGCCCAGCCCTGGGAGGCGAGGAGCATGAGGACCGCTTTCGCCATTCAGCCTTGGGAGGGTATAATCAAGCTTGTATTTGATGGTACCGTGGTCAATATTTGGTTCGTTCCTATTGGTGGAGCGGGCTGGCAGATACCTTCAGGTGGTAACATCTGGACCGTACAGGATGACGAGGATCTCTGGACTGTACCGAAGGGGGAGGAGTAGCCAATGGCGGGCGTGAAGACGGCCCCGGAGGTACTACTAAAGACGGTCGACGAAGTGGTGCTCGCGGACTTCGACTTCGCGGCCAACATGGCCTCGACCGAGACGATATCGACATTTGTTTCTCTGACGATTACCCCATCGGGCGCCGGCCACTTGGTAAAGGACGCGCACGTGATCAGCGGGCAGAAGGTACAGCTCAGGCTCTCCGCCGGGATCCTAAACACAAGCTACTCTCTCGACCTGAAGGTGACTACTTCTTTACTGCAAACACTTGAGGGATGCGGATTTATGAAGGTGAAGGCATGTTGATAGATCCTCTGACAGGGGACGATGAAGACGACGATGATGATCTTGATCCTTTCGTCGCTGCTCGGCGGCTGCGCTAGGTTCTCCCGGGTGGAGGCGCTCAAACTCCCCGGAGAGGAGTGGAGGATCTATTCGGTCGCAGGCGTGCGACTCGGGGAGACCTCACATCTGGACCTGGGGGTCGGGCATCGGCTCGACCTTGGGTCCCTCGAGGACACTCCGATCGCGCAGGCTGCGTTCCGGATCGCCGGAGAAGGCGGCGGATCGATCTCGGGCCGGGTGGATTACGCCCCGGAAATTGGCGAGGTGACCGGATCGATCGGAGTGGAGGTGGAATGGTGAGCGACATTACGCTGCCTGAGGCCACAATGGAGGATATCCTGGATGAGATTGGGCGCCGTGCCCGGGCCGTGGTCGTGACTATGCTCGTGACCCCTCGAACACACCGGCGCGGCAGCGAGGGAATCAAGATATACTTCCGAGGGGATACCGTCGCGTGCATCGGGCTGACCAACGCCACCACCGTCAGGCTGATGTCGCAGGTGCGACCATGCGACCCGGAGGAGCTATGAGAGAGAGTAAAATCAAGGAGTTCCGGCGCCTCCTGCGGGCCGTTGGTCTAAGCACCCTCTCGCACCGCGTCTGGAAGCGTCTGCTCCGGCTCTATCGGGAGACGCCAGCGGGTGAGAAGGCCGAGTTCGTTATTCTTTTGCCACAGATGGTCTCGAGGGCCAGCGATCAAGCTTTAACCGCCGCGTGGGGCCGCATGAACGACGAGCAGCGGGCCAAGGCCCCGGCGGCCGTACGCGGGAGGTTTGAGTCATGAGCGGCTGCGACTGCGGGGCGGAGATGGTGAAGGATTCGACCCACGCCGACTGGTGTTCGCGCTTGGAATGGCAGGATACCGACGCTGGGCCGCGTCCAATCTATGAAGGGAAAAATGTCGTCTGGGCACCGCAACCCAGAGGACAGCAGCTCTTCCTCGAGTGCCCGATCTTCGAGGCCCTTGCCGAAGGGAACAGGGGCGGGGGCAAGACCGAGGCTCTCCTCATGGACTTTTGCCAGCACGTGGGCGCGGGATACGGGAGCGAGCACCGCGGGATCGTGATCCGCAGAACCTATGTCCAACTGGCCGACTTCGTGATCAAGACCAAGAAATGGATACCGGCAATCTGGCCTTACGCGTGCTTCAACGAGGCGAAGATGCAGTGGGCGTGGCCGACCGGCGAGACCCTGCGCCTGGCATACTTAGATCGAGAGGAGGACTTCCAGGGCTATCTTGGAGCGGCGTTCACATGGATTGGCTTCGAGGAGCTCACGACGTGGCCCGACGACAAGTGCTACCGGCTCATGATGTCTTGCATCCGATCAGCGGTGCGGGGGATACCGCTGAAGATTCGGGCCACCACTAATCCCTACGGCCCCGGCCACAACTGGGTCAAGACGCGGTTCGCCTTACCGATAGCTTTTGGCCAACGCATCGGGAGGATCGTTCGGGAGGAGGGCGAGCAGGCACGGGTCGCAATTCATTGCCCGAGGGAGGAGAATCGGATCCTCACCACGGCGGATCCCTCATACGATTCCCGGATCCGGGAGGCGGCGTCGAATCCGGCTCAGAGGAAAGCATGGGAGGAGGGATCCTGGGATGTTGTAGCTGGCGGGATGTTCGATGGCGATTGGCATCCGGAATATCATATGATCCCGGACGTGACGGCTAAGCAGATACCAGCGGAATGGCTGGTCAGCTTGTCGTATGATCATGGGATGACAAAACCCTGGTCGCTCGGTGTGTGGGCTGAGTCCAACGGGGAGCCGATCGAGGCGGAGGGCCGAAAGATTGGAACCGTCAAGGGGGATCTGATCCGAATCTACGAGCTCTATGGATGGACCGGCGTTCCCAATGAGGGTTTACGGATGCTGACGGTTGAGATCGCTGCCAGGATCAGGGATAAGCTGAAGGAATGGGACCTTTGGCGTCGGATCAGGTGGCCGGGGATAGCCGACTCTTCGATCTTCGATAATATCTACGAGCCCGGCAAATCGGTGGCCGGAGACCACGCCAGGATGGGTGTGCAGTGGGCACCGGCCGATAAGGGACCTGGATCGCGGATCCAGGGCTGGCAGCAGATGCGGAACATGCTGTGTGGCGCTCTGCCGGGCCCCCAGGGGATCCGCGAACGTCGCGGCCTGTTCGCTTGTCGCAGATGTGAGCAGTACAGGCGCACTTTGCCCGTACTTCCGAGGGACCCGAAGACCCCGGATGACGTGGACACGAATTCCGAGGACCACGTCGCAGATGAGGTCCGGTATAGGATCCGCGAGAAGGATCGCAGAATAGCTTTCAGGGACTTCTAAGAAAGGGACTTCTAAGATGTTGACTCCTGATTCCCCGTCGGCTGCTTGGCATTCCATGATCCGAACATGGGATAAGATAGATGCTGTATTGTCCGGCACAGAGGCGATCCGCCTGAAGGGGGAGACGTATCTACCTCGCTACGAGAGCGAGAAAGAAACTAATTATCGGAATAGGCTGATTCGGGCCGTCCTGACGAACGTATCCTCCCAGACCCTGGAGTCCTGGGTTGGACGCCCGTTTTCGGATCCGATTGTCATGACGGACATCCCCGAGGTGCTCTCGGGTGTGCTCGAGGATGTGGACCTCCAGGGGAATGCCGTCGGCGTCTTCGCCAGGAAGTGGTTCCGGGAGGGGCTCGGCAAAGCCTTGGCCCACGTCTTAGTGGACTTCCCGGCGATCTCCATAGAGGGGGAACGGCAGAGGACTTTGGCCGACGACTTACGAGAGGGGCGCAGGCCCTTTTGGTCGTTTATCAAGCCCGAGAATCTGATCTTCGCGGCGTCCATAGTGCGGAATGGCAAAGAGATCCTCACACACGTCCGCATCCGGGAAGGCGAGAGCGCCCGCGATGAATGGGGAGAGAAATATCTGCGACGTGTCAGGACGTTCGACCATGATCCAGATACCGGCATCACGGAATTCTCCGTCTATGAGCCGGGCGAGAAGCAGGAAGAATGGAGACGGATCGTTGGCCCATCCAGGATCGACCTGGATCGGATACCGCTTGTGACCTTCTACGCCGATCGAGTCGGGCTCATGACGGGTAAGCCTCCGATCGAGGATCTCGTGGATCTGAACGTATCCCACTGGCAGCACTCATCGGATCAGGATAATATCCTGATAGTCGCTCGGTTCCCCCTCTTGTGTGCCAGCGGCGTCTCACAGGAGCAGGTTGACCACGTGGTTCTTTCGCCGAGGAAGATCCTGTCCACGCCAACGGAGGGCGGGCGGTGGTACTTCACGGAGCACTCCGGGGCCGCGATCGCTGCTGGTCGAGAGCACATCCGAGACCTGGAGGAGAGGATGTCTCACTACGGGGCGGAGTTCCTTCGTCGCCGGCCCGGGACGGAAACGGCCACCGCCCGGGCGTTGGATTCGGCGGAGGCTACGTCGCCGCTCCAGGACGCAGCCGTCAGGTTCAATGATGTCCTGGCCCAGGCCCTGTGGCTCACGGCTAGGTGGATGGGGATCGAGGAGCCGGGGAAGATCGAAATCACGACGGACATGGGACCCGAGACGACCCAGGCATCCGATCTCCAGACCTTGACCACAGCCCGACAGATGCGGGAGATCAGCCGAGAAACCTATCTGGAGGAACTTAAGCGCCGGGGCCTCTTGGCAGACGACTTCGACCCTGAGGAGGATCGGGCAAAGGTGGAGGCCGAGATGATGACCGGTCGAGCGGAGACAATGATCGATGGACAGGCGGAAGTGTAGAAGGTGCGGAACACGCGTCCCGGAGGGCAGGGACATATGCCCCAATACTGCTTGCATGAGCTTTCTTCCGAGCGACGTGGTGCGAGACATGGCGTGCCCGCTCTGCGGCGGGGAAGTTTTATATATCGGCGTGACTCCGCCGGCGCTAGAGTGTAATTCGTCGTGGTGCACGAATTTTAGGATGGTACTGAGATGAACCTACCGCCGCTGATCCAGGAACCCCTCGTGAGCGTGGATTGCACGCCGGACCATGAGTATCCGATCCGGATCCTGCGCGCGCATCGGGCAAACTGCAATTGCCGATGGAAGACGAGCGGCCTGTCGGCGGAGCAGACGAGGTTCTATGAACTGATGAATCACGTCTGCGAGCTCAGGGCGCAGATCCTGGATGACGCGATCAGGAAATTAGAATTGGCGCCCGCCGGCCCGCTCATCTGATGATGCTGAGGCCTGAGATAAGGTAGCGGAGAATACCGGCGGCGCCTTTTATTTATAGAAAGGGAGAACAATGAATCTGAGCGATGAGAGACTCGATGAGATTCTTTTGAAATTGATCCGAGGAGAGCACCCGGATCATAAGGACCTGGAACGAATCATCCTTGAGTTGAAATGTCAGCGATCGAGGACATGGATGTGGTTGTTGCAGCCTCAGCCTTTGCAGCCTTACTATATTTACCCGAACCCGAACCAGCCACCATCGGTATTACCCATCTACTGCGAGACTGGCGGCCTTGGCGACTGCTAACGAGAAGCTCCTCCGGGTCTCCCTCCGTCACCAGGTAGATGTCCGCAGGTTCGCGGCCGGTGAGGTACGGGCGATCTTGCGCCTCCTTGAGGGGGCGGATCGGGAGTTGGTCGAAAAGCTTCGGGTGCGCCTCGCCCGCCTCGGGGCAGTGACTGACTTCACCAGCCGGCGATATCGGGCCGTGCTTGAGGAGATCAGGGAACTGCGCCGTACGGTCGTGGACGCGGTGCGGCGCCGGACTGCGGGGAAGCTCGAGGCGCTCGCGGCCCAAGAAATCCGGGCCGAGGGCAGGGCCATCAAGGCATCCATCCCGATCCGCGTCGAGTTGGCCCGCCTCCCGATTCAATCGGCCGCGGCCATCGCTACCGAGCGCCCGTTCCAAGGGAAGCTCCTCGGGGAATGGTTCTCCGAACTCCGGGCAACTGACCAGCGGAACCTCGTCCAAGAGATCCAGCTCGGGTTGGCACAGGGGGAAGGGGTACAGCAGATCGTTCGCCGGGTGGCTGGGACCCGCGCCAATGGGTTCCAGGACGGAGTCCTGGCGATCACCAGGAGGAATGCGGAGGCGGTGGTGCGGACCGCGGTGAACCACGTCTCAAATGCGGCCCGAGAAGCGGTCTGGGAGGGCAACGAGGATATCGTATCGGCCCTCCGGTGGACGGCCACCCTTGATGGCCGGACATCTGCGATCTGTCGGTCCCGAGACGGGGCGCTCGTGATGCTGGACGATCGGCCACTGCCGGAGGGAGAGCGAGCACTGGAGCCGAACGGGGCGCGGCCTTCTGCCCACGTAAATTGTTTACTTGGCGATAGTTATGTATTGCCCTGTGGCGGGATCACGGCCGCTATGAAACGGTTTTATGCAGGAGAGATTGTGGTCATCCGCACGGCGTCGAAACACGAACTGACCTGCACCCCAAATCACCCGATACTCACAGATCGAGGATGGGTCGCAGCGAAGCTCCTGGATCGCAGCGACCGCGTAATCTGCTACCTTGGGAGTAAGGATCCATTTAGCGGTGTCGAACACGAACACCAGGATGGACCATCTCGAATCGAGAATGTAGCGCGTCCGCTTCTCGAAGGTCCGGGTATGAATTTGGTCTCGACTTCTGGATGCGACTTCCACGGCGATGCGATCGATGGCGAAGTCTGTATTATAGGGACCAAAAGCCTTCTGAAACGTGTCGAAGCAGAGCCCGCGCTCCAGCATCATATCGTTAAACAATCTCTCGAGAGTAGAGGATCGAGAGTCCATCTTTCCCTCCCTGGTTCTGGCACTAAGGCATTTCTCCTGGAGAGACCTCGTTCGTCCTCTAGACGCAATATGGGCGGCCGAAATCTGGGCCGCCCTATCCTCCGGTGTTCTTCTATCCCAGATTCCCTGATTAGCCTCACAGCCTCGTCTTCTCTTCTCGGGATCTCTCCATGCCAGGCGACGAGCCTCTCCGGCACTTCGTCTCGATATTCCTCGTTCCTTGAGAATTCGATAGAGGACGATGTCCGAGAATTCGCGATTTCGGCAGATGTCATGGACTCCCTCTCCGGACACGTATCGTGTGACGAGATCGTCGATATCGAACGGCGTGATTTTTCGGGCCACGTGTTTAACCTCCAAACCGGTTCCGGAATTTATTTTGCCACATTCGGTAACATAATAACACATAACTGCCGATCCGTCATGGTCTCCGTGATCGATGGTGAGGCCCTGGTGGGTAACCGGCCCTTCGTCAGCGATGCCCGCCGGCCAGACGAGCGTCTGGCTGACTTCCGGGCCGAGGCTAGGCGCACCGGACGCCCGATCGGGGAGATCCGCGAGGAATGGGCCGATGAGAACATTGGGAGCGTGCCGGCCAAGATCACTTACGGGGAGTGGCTCGGGGACCAGTCAGCAGCGTTCCAAGACGAGGTCCTGGGTCCAACCCGCGGAGCACTATTCCGTCGCGGCGGGCTGGAGATCCATGAGTTTACTGATCGGAGGGGAAATGAACTGACCCTCGAGGAGCTGGAGGCCCGGCACGGCGATGCCTTTGAAGAAGCGAACTTAGGGGATTGACTTGTATTCAAACTGCTCTTATGATGGGATGCTTGTGACGTACAGATTAACCAAATTCGAGAAGTTCATGCTGATAACGGCCCTCGTGGTCGTCTCGTTCTGGGTCTACATGTCCTTCCGCGACCATGGTCTCGGAGTTCTCAACCGACAATACGAGATCCACACACAGGAGCGGGAGAATCTGCTCGAAGAGCTGAGTGAAGGAATCAAAGGTGGCTAAGCACGGCTCAGCATACAAGGCGTACGTGGTCAAGGGGAAGAAGCGCCCCAAGAAGCCGATCCCGATCACGAAGACCAAGAAGTAAGGACATGCCACTATGTGTGAGTAAGCGGGGTGAGAAGTTTCGAGTCATAGAGTGCCGTACGGGCGACATCGCGAAGAACGACGCTGGTACGGCCATTGATGGCGGTGGATTTCGGAATAAGGCAGACGCCACCAGACAGATGAACGCGGTGAACCTCAGGAAGATGGGTCGGAGGGATGTTCCTCCGGCGCCGAGAAAGTAGAGGAAAAATGATCAAGGAATTTTTGAAATTCTTCTCTCGCATGTGTCGGCGAGAGAGCCCGTTGTCTCGGCTGATCCAGGTCGAGTGGCAGATTGACAGACTTCGAGAGGAGCGGATCAGACTCCGCAGGACTCTGAATCCTACCCTGGAGATGACCGCGACGGAGAAGATTACGCTCGGCTTGACGCCGGGCAGCCCCTACTACTCGAAGAACATTAAGAGGGCGAGGATCTTTCGTCGAGACGAGCTGCCCAACGCTCTCAGGTGGCTCCCGGACATGAATCGAATGTACGCGGAGCCGACGCATCTCAAGTGGCCGGTCTAAGAAGACGAGGAGGATGTAGTGGATTTCGACTTCTCTCAGAACTTGATGGTCAAGGACATCACGCTGGTACCGGAGGACTTTCGCGCCCTTTACGCGGAGGACAAGGTTGCCGGTGATCACAAGATCAAGAGCGATGATCCGACCGTAAAGGGCGCAGTGGCGGCCCTCGTCGGCATGTCGAAGGCACTCAAAGCGCGCCGGATTGAGAAGCCGATCGACCTCACACCTCTTGGCGAGTACGGTCGTAACCCTGAGGAGGTTGTCACCTGGATCAAAACGAAGGTCGACGACTACGAGACCCGGCTGGCGAGCAAAGCGAAAATCGATCTCGAGAAGCTCAAGACCGAGCTTAACGCGCCGCTCCTCAAGGAGAACCACGTCCTGAAAGAGATCAATGGATCCGTCACCGGGCAGCTCAAGGCCGTCCTCGTGGACACCGCCATCAGGTCGGCGCTGGGTGACAAGGCCATCGATCAAGATTTAGTCATGCCGCATGTCAAGGACAAGCTCCAAGTGAGCCAGGAGGATGGCAAGTTCCAGGTTTTCGTGGTGGATATTGACGGCAGGCAGCGGGTCTCGGGAACGACTGCCCAGCCCCTGACGATCGATGAGCTGGTCAAGGAGATGCGGGCCTCGCCAAAGTACGCTCCGCTCTTTAAGAGCGATGCCCCAAGGGGATCGGGATCCTCTCCGGGCGCTTCCTCGACCAGGTCTCTCGGGTCGGAGGTGAAGTTGTCTTCCCTCGAGAAGATTAGTCTGGGACTTGAGCGCGGCGAGCACCGTCGGAACAGGAGCTAGTGGATGGACTACTCCGAGACCTCTCCGGGCGTTAATGACTCCTCGATCAGTAAGCAGACCGTGGTCATTCGCGGAAAAGACGGATCGTTTCTAATCAAGGATGCAGCCTCTGGCCCCCTGATCATGGGTCTTCAGAAGAAGAGACGGAGGGCAAGCAATATCCAGCTCCCTCCTCCTGGCGTGCCGATCCGGCTCGAAGCGATGCCCCCTAGCGCTCGGTAGAAATTTTTCTCTTGACTTATTCCCTGGTCTGATATTATCCTCGCATCTTAGGTGGCCGGGGGATCCGGCGCCGAGTGTGCCCTCCTGAGGGGGATCCGACGGTCGGGGCGAATCGTCGAGAAACATGGAATTCAGGAGGTAACCTACCGTGCCAAGCGTAACCCTCGCAGAATCGGCCAAGCTGTCTCTGGACATGCTAGTGTCTGGCGTCATCGAAAATGTCATCGTCGTCGATCAGATGTTCGAGTTTCTCCCTTTCTCCGAGATCGAGGGCAACTCGCTCGCGTATAACCGAGAGAACGCACTTGGCTCGGCCGGTGTGGCGGGAGTTGGTACCCTCGTCTCGACGGCCGTCAATCCAATCGACAGCTCCACCAACGCCAAGAACCCGGCTACATTCACCCAGGTCAATGTTTCGCTGACCACAATCCTGGCAGACGCCGAGGTGAATGGCCTGATTCAGGCGACCCGGAGCACCATCAATGATCAGAAGGGCGCCCAGGTTGCATCGAAGGCTAAGCATCTCGGGTACATCTTCCAGCACATGTTCATCAACGGTACGGGCGCGGCGAACCAGTTCAACGGCCTCCTGAACCTCGTACCGACCGGTCAGAAGGTGGCCACCGGCGCGAATGGCGGAGCGTTGTCCTTCGAATTCTTGGACCAGCTGCTCGACCTGGTGACGGCTAATAACCAAAGAGTGGACTTCCTCCTCATGCCGAGTCGGACCATCAGGTCCTATAAGGCCCTCCTCCGGACGGCCGGGGGCGGAACCATCGAGGAGTTCATCACGATGCCGAGCGGGGACAAGGTACCATCGTACAGCAGTGTGCCGATCTTCCGGAACGACCGGATCCCCGTGAACCAGGTGAAGGGGACCGGGTCCAATCAGACCACGATCTTCGCCGGGGCCTGGGATAATGGCTCCATGACCGGCGGAATCTCGGGCCTCACTGCCAAAGGGGCGGCTGGAATCCGCGTCGAAGACGTGGGGATCGCCGAGGACAAGGACGAGACTATTACCCGGCTCAAGTGGTACGCGAGCCTGGCCCTCTTTAGCGAGAAGGCCATCTCGAGCGCCGACGGCATCACCAACTAGGTCTATCCGGGTCGGGATCAGCGACGAGCTGGTCCCAGACTTACATAGGAGAAATCGATGGCTTACTTTTTCGTGGAGCTCCCTACTGGATCTCTCAATGCGACCCGGTTCGACGGCGTCGGTACATATCTCGTTGAGGCAGCCAATGCCACCGAGGCGAAAAATATGTGTCGAGCTGAGCATTCCGGTGATTTCGGGTGGGAGGACGCTACGGCTACGCAGATCACGGGCGCTTTCGCGGCTGATCTGCTCGGTTGGGAATACCGCGTACGGGTCAGTCTCGCATCAGGTGGGGAGCCCGATCTGGTCGATGTGAGTGGAAAGGTGGCTGCTGGGCAGATCGGCGTCACCTCCATCACCCTCGGGGCTGGAGGTACTGGCTACACCGTCAACGATGTGCTCACCGTCTCGGGCGGGACGTTCACCGCCTCGGCCCGGCTGAAGGCGACGACCGTAGCGGCTGGCGCCGTGACCGCGGCCGTTGTGATTGATCCAGGGCTCTATACGACCCTGCCGACGAATCCTGCTGCCGTCACCGGCGGGACCGGGACTGGGGCGACCTTTAACCTCACTGGTACATCGAGTCTGAACAACGTCGTGATGTGCGGCGTCCTGACGAAGAAGTTGCAGGATACGGCGCCAATCGCCGGTGCGACCTTCGAGCCGGCGAGCAATCTGCTGACTGTGGCGGCTGCTAGTGACAACCTGGGCGATCGGACGCTGCGGGTGGAGACGTTTCCCCCAGGCGCTAAGGAACTGATGCCGTCGAGCCCGCTGGTGGGTACAATCGTCCACCAGGGCGCGGTTGGCGCGGCCTTGACGGTCGTCCTTCCGCTCCCAACCCCGATCCCAGTTGTCATTCGGAGATTAAAATAATGGGTAGTGTAATCCTGCGGCACATCAAGACTACCCCCGAGGGATGGAGTACGTACTCTGCGAGATGGAGCAACGTCGGGGAGGGTCTGCCACGCAGGCCGCAGCGCATGGCTCCAGAGATGCTCATTCCACAGAGAGAGACCGATAGGCGCTTCATCCCGAGGGGTGTCGATCGGAACACTCCGGGGGGCGGGAGACTGTGAGTGGCATTCCTCATCCAGAACGATTCCGGCTCCGTGAGCGGGGCTAACGCCTACGTCACCGCCGCCGAGTTCAAGGCCTACCATGCGGACCGAGGGGCGGACGTGGCCGGCGAGGCGGATGCCGACGTCCAGATCGCGATCATCAAGGCGACCGACTATATGGACCACCGCTTCCGCTTCCGGGGGGACCGCTCGACCGTCGCCCAGCGGACGGCGTGGCCCAGGACGCTCCCGGAGGATGACGACCAACATGCCAGGAGTGGCATACCACAGGAGGTTAAGGAGGCGTGCATGGACTACGCGCTGATCGCGTTGACCTCCGAGCTGAACCCGATCCCCACGCGGGACGCCGCAGGGGCCGTGGTCCAGTCCAGGAGCGAGCAGGTCGGGCCGGTGTCGGAGTCCACCAGCTATATCGGTGGCGCCACGTTCTCGGAGCCCCGCTACCCGAAGGCCGACTTCAAACTCCGCGGGCTGATCGAGCAGTCCGGTTACCTCGTGAGAGGATAGGATGGCCCGGTTCGACATCCTGATCGCCACCGCCAAGCGGCTGCTGGCCAGGAACGGGGAGACCTCCACGCTGTCCCGGGCTACCCCCGGGACACCGGCGGATCCGGCGAAGCCGTGGGAGCCCGGGGCGCCGGGCGTGACGAACACGAAAGTATCCGCGGTCTGGCTTAATGAGTCGGTCATCCGCCGAGCCACGCTTGCCAAGGAGGGCGAGGTGTTCGCCATCCTGGCCGGGAAGGATCTCAAATCCGATCCGGACCCGGCGACGGACGTCCTGATCAGGGCCGACAAGAGCCGGTGGGCGCTGATCGAGGTCAGGCCTCTGAACCCCAATGGGCAGAATCTTATCTTCGAGGTTACGGCGAGGCAGTAGGTATGCCGACGACCTTCGATGCGGCTAGGGACGAGATCCTCGGGGCCTTCAGGACGCGGTGGGAGGCCGACGCGGCGGCGATCGTCGGGTTCGTACCCGACGTGTTTTACGACGGAGTACCGAGGACTAGCGCCCCATCTCCGGATAAGCCATGGGCCGATGTGACGATTCGGCACACGTCGGGTGCCCAAGCGACCCTCGCCCAGGACACGGGCAAGCGGCGCTTCGAGAAGACCGGGATCGTGACCGTGGGCGTGTTCGCCCCCCTCGGGCAGAACCGCGGCCTCGAGGACGGCGAGAAGCTGGCTATGGTGGCTAAGAAGGCCTTCGAGGGTAAGGCGACCGCCGGCGGCGTCTGGTTTCGGAACGTGCGGATCTCGGAGGTGGGACAGGACGGGCCCTGGTTCGCTTTTCAAATTTTGGCCGAGATGCGATATGACGAGTTCGTGTGACGTGGTAGAATTACGGAGGAGTAAATAGATGGTCGCTGTTCTTAAGATCGACAGTAACGTCGTGGGTCTCCGCATCGCGGAGGAGACGAGCCTGAAGGTCCTTCCGGGGACTCCAATCTGGGATCCGTTCGAGCCGAACTCCTTCGCCGACTTCGGCGGGGAGATCACGACAGTCGCCAGAAATCCCATTAACCCGGGGCGTCAGCGCAAGAAGGGCGTGACGACCGACCTCGACGCGAGCGGCGGGTTCAATACGGATCTGACACAGACGAACCTCCAGAAGCACCTCCAGGGGTTCTTCTTCGCGGACCTGCGGATCAAGACCGACCTGGACGTGGCGATCGTGGACACCGGCGATACCGGCGACGACTATGAGCCGGCGTCCGGCGGGACCGGCTTCCGGGTGAACGACCTGCTCTTTGCCTCGGGGTTCGCCGTCTCGCAGAATAACGGCCTGAAGGTAGTGACCGGCACCGTGACCGCGACGAGCGTCCCGGTGATCACGCCCCTAACCCCAGCTACCGGGCAGACCGGCAAGATCACTCGGGTCGGGCATCAGTTCGCCACGGGCGACGCCCGGATCGATACGTCCGGAGCCCTCCCGAAGTTGGTCACGACCACCAAGGATCTGACCCAGCTCGGGGTGATCCCGGGCGAGTACCTCTTCGTCGGCGGGGACGCGACCGCCGAACAGTTCGCCACGGTCGGGAACAATGGCTTCGCTCGGGTGCGCTCAGTCGCCACGAACGCGATCGAATTCGATAAAACGGCCGGCAATATGGCGACCGACCTTGGGACTGGCAAGACCATCCGGGTCTTCCACGGGGCCAGGGTCCTCAAGAATGAGACCGGTACCCTGATCAAGCGGCGCACGTATCAGCTCGAGCGGACCCTCGGGGCGCCGGACGACGCGCTTCCGACCCAGGTCCAGAGTGAGTACGTCGTGGGAGCCGTTACGAATGAGCTGACACTGAACATCCCGGTGGCCGACAAAGTAACGCTGGACCTGACCTACGTCGGGCTGGACGTGGAGCAGAGGACCGGCGCGACTGGCGTGAAGTCCGGCACCAGGCCGGCCCTCATCGAGGCCGACGCGTTCAACACGAGTTCTGACTTCTCCAGGATCAAGCTGGCCCGATTCGGGGCCAGCACGACGAATCGGGAGGCGCTCACGGCGACGGTGGGTGCCGGCGGTACGGGATATACCGTGAACGACATTCTAACGATCGTCGGCGGGACCTTCGCGGTCGCGGCCAAGTTCAAGGTGACGACCGTGAGCGCCGGCGCGGTGACCGCCGTCGTGGTGGACACCCGCGGTAGCTACACGATCACGCCGTCGAACCCGGCGGCCACGACCGGCGGGACCGGCACCGGGGCGACTCTGAACGTGACTTACGCGTTCATCGACACGTGGGCCAATCCGACTCCGCTCTTCGCGTTCGCCAGCGACCTGAGCCTGACCGTGAACAACAATGCGGACCCCCTGAAGGCGGTCGGTGTCCTGGGGGCCTTCGAGGTGGGCGTGGGGACCTTCGAGGTCGGCGGGTCGATGACCGTCTTCCTCGCCGACATCCCGGCGATCCAGGCCGTGAGGGACAACAGCGATGTGACGCTCGACGTGCACCTCGTGAAGTCCAATGCCGGGATCTCGGTCGACGTGCCTCTTCTGACCCTCGGCGACGGGAGGCCGGATGTTGCTCAAGATGAGCCTATCACGCTGCCCCTAACGATCAATGCGTCCACCGGGGCGAAGATCAGCACGAGTCTGGACCATACGCTTTTGATCTGCTTCTATGATTTTCTCCCAAGTGCTGCTGACGTGTAATGCCTCCTGGATCCTATTACCGAGACCAGTTCCTCTCGGACGTCCGGCTCAGCTCCGGCGAGCACTCCGGCGCGGCGGTCACGACCGTCGTCCCGGGGGCCGCGGGTCTCCGGACGTTCATCTTTCACATGCATTTCTCCGGGAACAATATCGCCGTCAGCGCGGCGGACATGGCGATCGACCTAGGGACGATGGGCGCGCACTTCAAGTGTCGGATACCTCTGAGCGGTCATCAGACCATCGAGGTCAACTTCGGGGACTACCCGCTGATCGTCTCGGCGGGGCAGGGCGTCAGCATAGCGACGTTCTCTCCGTGGCTCGGTCAGTGCTCCGGGACGTTCCAGTGGGTGCAGGCGGC